CTATATGTAGATGGAGTGCTTGTAAAATCAAACAGTTTACCTAACTTTGAGTTTACAAATACTGATTTAAATTTGGTATCTGGTCCTACGCCAACATCAAATGATTCTTTTTCAATTAACAGCGTAGCTATTTACAGATACGCTTTAGCGCAACCTCAAATAACTTACCATTACAATCAAGGCCTACCGCTACCAGCAATTCAAATAGCAGACCCAGACGGTGGAGAATTATTTGAGTTTTATGACGATGACTTAGTTACTCTTTATAAGTATGTTTACCCAGAAAGCAAATCTTGGAGCGACATGATTGTAACTGGATTAGAATATGATCAATCTTTAAACTGCCTACAAATGATACAGACAACAAGTCAGGCTTCAAGCACAATTGTCCTTGAAGATTATATTTCTATTCCAACAACTGCTACATTTGATTCTTCTAAGATAGAATGGGACGGCGATAATGGTATATCAATATCAGCAAGCCCAGATGGAGTAACATATACCCCATGCGTTAATGGCCAACAAATTCCAGGGTTTACTATAACAAGTTTTGCAAATACAGGTCAAGTTTATTTGAGAATTACATTTGCGTCAACAGATACCTCTAGATTTATCCCAAGATTATTTAACTTATCTTTATCTTTTTATAATAACCAGATTAAGTATTCTTACAATGGTAATGGGTATATGTCGACATTAGAAGGGTACACAGGAGTCTCAGATGCTAGAATTACTATGGGCAAAGAGACATATAGTATCCTTTCAAGAAATAATAGAAATGGCTTAAGAACTGTAATTGATTCTGGATTTGAATTAAATACAACTGACGGAATTAGAACTGTTGAGTTTTTCTACACCCCCACATCTTTAAATGACAGTGGGATTATTCATACTTCTGCCACCAACGGGTACGCAGCCTCAAATATATCTTGGCATAATAATGGCGGAATATCAAAAACAAATATTTTAGGCTTTTACGTAAACGGCGTGAATAAGACCTCAGAGACTAATGTGTCTACCATATTTAAGGCAAATCAATTGCATCATGTGGTAGTAGTATTTGCGGCGGCGGTTTCAGAAGATATCAGATTTAACTATTCCCTATATGGATCAAGCTCAGCCCTATATCAAAATGTAACTATATATGAAGATGCATTTGATTCTACAAAGGCCATAGGACACTATAATTTATATACCCAGAAACAATATCAGTCAGTTTCAGACCCAGCTGTCATAACTATGACAGAATCTGGGGTCGATACCCATGATTATGACTGGGTAGTAATACAAAACTCTTAATTTTGTCATATTGACTGACAAAAAGGCTGGACTTAGACTAGCATAGGTGGTAAAATAAAGATCTATGGAACTTAAAAAGAAAAGCGTAACGGTTGGACCAGAGGAAACAACTCTGGGTATTTACGTTTGGGAGATGCCAGATGGTCGCTGGATTGGCGATGACGATGGGAATTATCTTTCTATAACCTCCATGAAAGGCAATAGGTCTCGCATAGATGCTCTTGCTAGAGAAGTTCGTTCATATGGTATTTATGAGGGCAAGCCAACATTTTTGTCTGGCCGCCGTAAGATTGATGACGAAGAGTTCGAGTACCAGCAACAAAGGCTAAAGTGGGGCCTCACACCAGATCCACTAGATATTGGTGTTTACAAAGAAGAAACACGAAAGGCGCAGAGGCAAAAATAAATGGGAATGCTTGAAGATAACAACGAAGAGATAGACACAGGAGTACACGCTTTTACAGCGTCAGACTTTCATGTTCCATCATCAACTGTAATAAAGTCTAATGACGCATTTATGGTTTCTGGAGAAGACCTACAAAAGATTTCTGGTCTTGGATCTTCTTTCCGTCGTAAAATGAATAGAAATATTCAAAAGAGATTTGTTGGTATCGAAGGCGTAGAAACACAACAGAACCTCCTTGCCCAGGCTATTACTGGCTATGCAATGTTTGATCTTATTGAGCCACCGTACAATTTAGAGTACCTATCTCAAATTTATGAAATTTCACCATACAACTATGCAGCGATTAATGCAAAGGTTTCTAACGTAGTTGGATTAGGTTTTGACTTTATTGAAACTCGTAAGACAATGGATGCCATCGACGGCATTGATAACGACACCCAGTTGGAGCGGGCACGTAGAAAGCTCGACAGACTTCGCCAAGACCTACATGAATGGCTAGAAAATTGTAACGAAGAAGAAACATTTAAAGAGACATTAATTAAATTTTACACAGACGTAGAAGCAACAGGAAATGGCTATCTAGAAATTGGTAGAACCACTTCTGGAAAGATTGGATATATTGGACATATCCCGTCAAAGACAATGCGTGTTCGTCGTCTACGTGATGGCTTTATTCAATTGCTTTATGGCAAGGCTGTATACTTCCGTAATTTTGGAGATCAGGAAACCCCTAATCCAATTGCAGAAGGTAGTGACAGACCAAACGAAATTGTTCATGTAAAGAAATATACACCTCGTAACAACTATTACGGAATCCCAGATATTGTCGCAGCTTCAAATGCTATGGCAGGAAATGAATTTGCAGGAAAATATAACCTAGACTATTTTGAAAATAAGGCAGTCCCTCGTTATATCATTACGGTAAAGGGAGCAAAGCTATCCACAGAATCTGAGCGTAAGCTTCTAGAATTTTTCCAGGTTGGATTGCGTGGCAAGAACCATCGTTCCCTATATATACCCCTTCCAGCAGATTCACCAGATGCTAAGGTTGAATTTAAAATGGAGCCAATTGAGGCGGGATCTCAAGAGTCATCATTTAATATTTACCGTCAGTCAAATAGAGATGAAATTCTTATGGCACACCGTGTCCCAATTTCTAAAATTGGCAGTCCACAAGGAGTTTCTTTGGCAAATGCCCGTGATGCAGATAAGACATTTAAAGAGCAGGTCTGCAAGCCAATACAAGAAATTTTGGAAAAGAAATTAAATAAACTAATTGAAGAAATGACAGATGCTCTTCATATTAAATTTAATGAGCTTAGCCTTACAGACGAAGATACTCAATCCAAGATTGATGAAAGATATTTGAGAATGAAGGTAATTACCCCTAACGAAGTTCGAATTCGAAAGGGCATGGTTCCAATTGATGGTGGCGACGAGGTTGTTGAATTAAAGCCTCAAGATCAGGCAGAAGTAAGAGCCCAGGCTGGAAATACCAGGACCAGAGATCAGGAAAGAGAAAATAGCTCGCCTGATATTTCGGGGGAAGCCAGAAATCCACAGGGCGAAGGCAGACAAGTCGAGTAATACTACTCAACTGATTATTTGCCTTATATATAATAACGTTATAAAATTAAGCATATGAATATTGAAAAATCTCTGTGGTCTTCAAGTGGCGACAATATCAGTCTCTCCGTGCCATTCACGAAAGTCAATCGTGAAAAGCGCACAGTTTCTGGATTTGCCACGCTAGACAATCTTGATCAAACAGGAGATGTCGTAACAGCAGAAGCATCGCTTAAGGCATTCGAATCTTTCCGTGGAAACATTCGTGAGATGCACGGATCTACAGCTGTAGGTAAAATGGTTTCATTTAAGCCAGAGACATATTACGATCCAGAATCAAAAGAATTTTACAACGGTGTTTATGTAGATGCATACATTTCAAAGGGCGCACAAGATACATGGGAAAAGATTTTGGACGGAACCCTAGCAGGATTTTCAATTGGCGGAAAGATTATAGATTCAGAGAATGAAGTAAACAAGTCAACAGGCAAAGCAATGAGATTCATTAAAGAATACTCTCTTATGGAATTGTCAGTAGTTGATTCTCCAGCAAACGAACTATGTAACATTTTGTCCATTCAGAAAATGAATGGCCAATTGATGTTCAAAGGAATTGCAGCAGAGACTAAAGTAGAAAATATTTTTTATTGCGAAGACAGCGATTCAGTCTTCATGTCAACAGATGCAGAGTACACTTCACCAGTTTCTGGTAAGCCTGCAACATTGATCGGCTGGGTAGAATCAAACGATGTAAACAAGTCAAAGGAAATAGATAGAATTCTTGATTTATACAAGTCAAGATTAACGTTGCCTGATACAAACACAATTGCAAAACAGGCAAACGCAGAAGGAGGTAATGAAGTGTCAGAAAACACAGAAACACTAGCAGCAGTTGAAGAAACTCCTGCAGTTGAAGAAGCAGCTCCTGTCGAAGAGACAGCGCCTGCTGAAGCAGCACCTGCTGAAGAAGCAGCTCCTGCTGAAGACGCTTCTGCCGAAACTCTGGAAAAAGCAGCCGACGTATCAGAAGTTGAGGTTGATGAACCTGATTTTGCAAAGATGCTTGGCGATTTAAAAGGCTTTTTCTCAGATACTCTAAGTAAGGCATCAGAAGCTAATGCTGCACAAGTAACTGCTATCAAGGATACAGTTGAAACTTTTAGCAAGAGCGTTGATGGTCGAATTTCAGAGTTGGCAGAACAACATACAGCACTTTCAAAGGCTGTAGAAGATATCAAGAACACGATTGATGGCGTAGAAAAGCGTGTCGGAGCGGTAGAATCAGAGACCGCAGTTAAGAAGTCCTATGACCTTGGCGGGTCACAGGAAGTAACAATCAAGAAATCAAAATGGAACGGTTCTTTCCTCGGTTCCGTGAATGAACTTTTAAAATAAAAGGTAGGTGAAAATAAACAATGAGCAATGAAATGTTAGAAAAAGCAGTTGCAGCAAATACAACAGTAACTGGAAACATGACAGGTTCAGCCACAGCCACAACAGGTATTCACGTTGCAGCTGAGGGAGAAGGAGGACTTCTCAACCCTGAGCAGTCAGCACGTTTCCTCGATTACATGTTCGATGCAACAGTAATTGGTAAAGTAGCTCGTACTGTTCGCATGCGAGCAGACACTACTGAGATTGATCGCATTGGTGTTGGTGAGAAGCTTATGGTTCTCGCTACAGAAGCAGACCAGACTGGTGGAAACGCCGCTGTTACCTTCTCCAAGATCTCTCTTACAACAAAGAAGCTTCGCTTGGACTGGGAGCTTTCAACAGAATCTCTTGAAGACAATATCGAAGGTCCAGATCTAGAAGATCATATTGCACGTATGATGGCAACACAGGCAGGTAATGACATTGAGGATGTACTCCTAAATGGTAATACTTCGCTAACATCAGATAACCTTTATAAGGCATTTGATGGTGTAGTCAAGAAGGCAAAGACCTATGGTCACGTTGTAGATGCAGCAGGTGCTGGTATCAGCCGTGCTCTCTTCAACTCAGCTCTTAAGGAGCTTCCACGTAAGTACAAGCAGCGTCGTTCAGACCTGCGCTTCCTAGCTGGTTCCAATTTGATTCAGGACTTCCTGTACGCAAATAGCATTGGAACAAACAACACAATCCCACAAGATATCGCATCAAGCGTTATCCGTGGAGAGGGTGTACAGCCACTAGGTGGTCCAGCAGGATATGTCGCACCATTCGCATTCGGTATTCCGATTGTCGAAGTCCCACTTCTTCCAGAAGCACAGGACGGCGATTATTCAGGCGAGACTGGCAACCACGGAGATGTCCACTTGACATTCCCAAATAACGTAGTTATTGGTATCAAGCGTGACGTAACTGTCTATCGCTTCTTCTGGCCAAAG